CGGCTCCCTCACCTATGCAGTCAACTCCAATAGTGCCATTAGTGCCAAGTATAATCGAATCATTGGTCTGGTAGTCTATCCCGAACTCGTCGCCTGTAGTTTCGTTATTCTTCAACGTTGTAACGATAGTTCCTGATGCTACATCGTCATCGTCGCTATATCCGCCAGCGTCCGCAACCTTAGCAGAGGCTGTATTTAGATTGACACCAACCACCGCCGCTCCACCAGAGCCGAACGCAGTAGCGATTGTCTGGATATGGATATCAAACGCCGCCGGGACATCAGTCCAGGCATAAATACGATTAACGACCAAAAGTCTATCAGGCGAATTATTCCTGACATACAACATTACGTCAGTTATATCTATATCTGACGTGATAGCGTTCCACGCATAAGCATCACCGCGTAAAGTAGCTTTATTAATTGCGGATGCCGTCGATACAACCAATTCATGGCGATCAGTAACGGCTGCAGCTGTACTTGTTCCTACTCCGTCTGTAATCAACATAATACACTCCTTAAAAATGTTTTACTTTTTAACATTTAATCTTTTGCGCGATAATAGAAATTGATACATCCGCAATAAGCCGTATCGCCTATGCTTGGCCCGCAATTCCACGATGCGCCGTACGGGATAACCCAGCCTCCAGGAGAGTAAAACCATTTACCCTCAGTAACTAATCGGCCATAACGACCACATACAACTTCGCCGGTAAAGGTAGTCAAATCACCCGCTCCATCATTTGTATAAAACGTGCCGAGAGCGACATTGCTGCAACCGGATTTGCGATTTGCGGGAACAACAGCAGAGGTATTAGCCGCTGACGATAATGCTGCACCAACTGAAATCTGCAGCATATTCTGATCTTTGTTTTCCCAAGCAGATAGAAATAACGACGAAACAACCAAATCCCTGCTCGGATCGTTATTGTAGATGTACGCCAAAATATAATCGGCGGTATCTACCGTCACCTGGTCAATATCCATAATATACGCGTCGCCGTTTGCGATCGCGACTTCTTCCTCGGTTAGCGTCACAGATGAAGTTACCAACCTGTTATCCCTTACTTTCGCTAATCCGCCAGAACCTTTGCCGTCTTCAATAATCATGATAAAACTCCCTTAATAATGTTTTACTTTTTAACATTGTTAGCTCTCGAGACATTCGAGCACTAATTCCAGATTTTCATTTACTTTTTTAAGCTCATCCAGCATATTTCCAAACCGCTTAATACTCTCGATACGCATAGTAATATTAGCTTCCTCCTTCAGAGTCCATTCGCCCTCTTGGAAAATATTCATATTACCGGTATCTTTTTCATAAAACGTTGATCCGTTTGGGCAATCAATCGCTTTTAATTCAGTCGATTCGCCGATAAACCTTTTTATTGATGATAGTAATTTAGGCATATAGCCTCCTTCTGTAAATTTATCTAATGTAGATGGCCATGACCAATTTCTTCTTGCCAGCTCAGTGTTATATTGCATACATTGTCATCAGCAGTTGTGGAGTTGATTACTACGGCATATTGCTGATCTCTGTCCAAAAGCCACTCATTAACTGACTTACTGCCAGATGTTTCAAAAGCGAGTTTAAGATCCGATCCTATCTGCCGCACCCATAAATCCGTCGTAGTTGTAATATTGGCATCGGCAGCTTGTGTTTCGTTGAAACTGGTAGCTGAACCCGTTACAGGCGTAGTTTCAATTGTCGATACCGAACTTGGACTTGATTTTTTGCTTCTATTCCGGTTGAAGATAGTTAATACAGTACCTTCGCCGACGTCAATCGACGTGTCCTCGTACAAATAAGCCGTCGCGGTACCTGTTACTTCTACCCGTATCCCTAAAATCAGATCTATGTCTTTCGGAGTATTGAAAGCTATCGCAGTTTTTTCGTCTATGTTAGTTACAGTATTTTCGTAATGACACGTAAACAACTCGCCTTTATGCAACTCATGATGCACGAGAGGAATAGATAAACTACTCGTCTGCAACCTGTTTAGGTCGTCAACACCTGCTATTCTGCCCGAACCTGTGCCATCAGCAATTTGCATATTAGCCTCCGTCTCCGTCAGCCGCTGGTGAAACAATACCACTCGCATCGACAGCGTCAGTAACGTAATTCTCTCCGAGCCACATCGCATCTACGCCAGTGAAACCAGTAGCTACTGTACCGGAGCCGCCTGCTATTACATTCCACGCCGCTATTCCGGTTCCGCTTGCATTAAGGCCGACAGATAGGTTTCCGGTATTCACAATAATGTTATTGGCGATAATGACCTCCGTACTTGCCGCCGTTGTTGCGTCAATACAGGCAACTGAAAAGGTACCCTGGCATGTATTGCCGATAAACTGTAATCTATCACAACCGCCAGCGAGAGAAATCGCCGAAGCGTCGTCGCTATCTCCGATAAAATTACAGTTGAGGATGGCAACGTCATCGCAATTAGCGGCAATTGTTATTCCAATCACAAGCTCTAAACTGGCTCCGCCGTCTTTAAACTCACAGTTTTTAATCGTCGCACCATCGGAAGTAGCCGTCAATGTTATGGCGGCCGCAACATCCGCTAAATCCGACGTGAAAATAAGATTGTCGATAACAATATTGGTCGTACCAGCTGTAACTACAAAAGCAGCATCAGTAGCGGTCGCAAGTGTAAAGGTCGGTCTCAATTGACCTGAACCCAGCCCGATAATTGTAATACCACATTTATCGATAACGACCTCGTCAGTAGTTGCTCCTGAAGCTGTGCCTGTGTCCTCAATTGTCTCTGCGTGATAGGGTGCTAACATAATTACATCGCCGGAATCGTCGCTGCATAAGCTGATAGCATAATTCAGGGTCGCCAGAGGATGTTCCCAGCTTCGCCCGGAGTGTGCGTTAGAGCCGTTTGTGCTATCGACGTAGAATGTCTGTCCGGCGACACTAACAGGCTGCGTAACTATAGCACCCTGCATCCACCTATTTTGAAATAGATTTGCCACAATAAATCTCCTTTAATATTTAACTTGCTACTGTTGGATCGATTAAACCACTGGCCCCAGCAGCACCAGTAACGTAATTCTCGCAACAGTACATAGCATCTGTCCCAACCAAAGCAGCCGCGATACTCGTAGTTCCGCCGACTATGTTGTATGCAAAAACGCCGGTATTATCTGTTTTAAAATCTATCGAAGCAGCTCCCTGGTTAGTAACGACGTTGTGAGCGACTAAAACATCAAGACTCTGGGCCACAGATGCCTTAATCCCACTTACTGAATACGTGCCTTGGATGTAACAGCCAACAATTTCCATTCGATCACATCCGCCGGCACAAGTTATTGCCGAAGCACAGCCGCCAGCCTCCGTAGAAAATATACAATTGTGAATCTTGACGTCGTCGCAATCAGCAGCAACCGTCATACCGATTACCATCTCAAGCGATCCGCCCAAACCTGACCTGATAGTGCTATTCAGAAGCGTAAAGCCGTCCGATGTTGCTGTTAGCGTAATACCTGCCGCTACATCAGCCAATCCAGATATAAGGATCACATTATCGAGTACAACGTTAGTTGTGCCCGCCGTAACTACAAAAGCGGCAGTCGTATCGTCCGATCCAATCGTGAATGTCGGTCTCAACTGTCCGCTACCTAAACCTCGTATTGTAATACCACATTTATCGATAACGACCTCATCGGTAGCCGTACCTGACGCCGACCCTGCATCGTTTACCGTTTCAGCGTGATACGGAGCAAGTAGAATAAGATCGCCCGAATCGTCGCTGCATTTACTTATAGCATAATTCAAAGTTGAAAAGGCCCGCTGCCAATCCCTGCCGTTATTCGAGTTTGACCCGTTTGTATTATCGACGTAAAACACATTACCGACAATACCTGGCGGATTAAGATAGACGCTTGTTCCTCGCCTTTTTATTTGTAATGGGTTACCTCTCGCCATAATACAAATCTCCTTACTTTCCCTTAGGCCGAGCCAGCTCGCCGACCCGGCCCGAAGGAAAAAAATGAATATATTAACTTGTTACTGTTTCGGATACATCCTGGGCGTATCGCGGCTCGTCCATTATGATAATGATACCTCCGAGCTTTGCACCATTAACAGTTTCTGCTGACGCCAGTTTTACGTATTCATATTTAACGCCAGAAACCAACGGCAAATCATCTGCATTAACTTCGATAATGGTCATGCCACTAACAGCGGCCTCAGTAGTTACTGTTGATGCCGCAACCCATGCCGCATTTGTGTCAGGTTGCGTAATATACTTGTATCGGAACGGTATCGCTGTCGTTGTATTCGACGCATCCGCATCGTCGCACGGTATTACTGTTAATGTCTCAGTACCAGCAGTCCCGGCATTAGTACCCCAGTAATAAATGAAATAACATTTATTGTACTTTGCCATACTGACAACATCTGAGTTTATGGACGTATCGTACTGGTCAACGAACGGAGTACCCGCAGTCGTGCCGTCGACAGTCGTGATTTGATGAAAGTGTGCATCTTTTAAGCTCATAATAAAATCTCCTTAATTAACTTGTTACTATATCTGTCGTGTCTTCTGCATAGCGTGCGTCATCCATTATAATCAGACAAGCCCCTACTTGCGGGTCGTTAGCTGGTTCCGTTAGATTCAAGTAACAATATTCGTACTTGACACCAGAAACCAGCGGCAGATTCTCAGCTGCTACTCTAAAGATAACCGCTTGACTATTGCCTGTTACAACGGTATAAGTCGAAGCCTGCACCCAAGCAGCATTTGTGTCAGGGGTAGCTATCAACTTATACTCAAACGGAATTGCAGTTGTAGTCGTGCCGCCAACAGAACTTATGGGGACTATCGTACAAACCGGAGCTGCCGTACTCCCTGTCCTTGCACCGAGCAACAGACAGAAATACGCAGTGTGATACTTAACCAAACTAACAGTGTCAGAGATAACGCCACCCTGCATAGAATCCGCAAGAGGTGTACCAATAGTCGTCCCTGTTACTCCTGCAAGTAGAACAAAATGAGCATCTTTTAAACTCATAATTTATCTCCTTATGCTCGCTCGTTGAGCGTAATGAACGGGCTAACAGTAGTATCTCCGTGTTTCGGAGTTATATCTGATGCCCACCACGGCTGACCGTCAAATCGAACAACAAACCTAAACGCGGTCTCATCTTCAAGGAATTTGAGATGTATACTCGTCGCAGTTTCCATTCCCATACCAGCCTTTGACAAAGTTACGTACTGGCTGAAGTCGGCAAGGATTATATCGCCCTTATCGCCGACTGTCTGACAATGAGGACTCCATTCGATAGGAGAGCCAAGTAAAGTAGAGCCAAGCGGGTTCTTAAGGTCTGCGATAAACACAGGTGCCCCGCCAGTACCGACGTCAAGCGTCAAAGCTGCTATTTGTGGCATTGCATCGGGTGCAATAAGCCAAATAGCGCTATTTCTTGACGGCGAATACATTCTCGACCACATTTTAAGTACGTTCTGCGTAACGATTGTATCTGCGTCTTGATCAGTTTCTATACTGACGGAAATAAGGCACGGGGAATTAATTAGCCCCAATGCTTCGCCAGCACCTGAACCATTTACGATATCCTCGTCTTTAGTCAAAGCGAACTCGGTTGATACCATCGTGCTGAGGAAAGTTTCCAAAGCGAGAGGGCTGTCGTTGAGAAGTTCGTCGGTCGAATAAACAACGCCGGTCATTTTATGCAGGTTTAACTCGCATTTTGCAAGCTGCGGCAGGCTCGTGGTCTTAGCAACGCCCTCGGCTGGTTTGTATATCGTAATACCGCCCGTCCAGCTTGTGGCCTGGGTAGTGTTATTTACAAACGGCAAGGAAAGATTGTTATTTACCGGAAAATCTCTGCATTTCGGAGCAATAACGCCCTTAGCATTCATAGCAGTCAAAAGCACTGTTGAAAATTCAGAAGGAATCAGGAAGCCGCCATCAGCGTTAACCGCTTCATTCATCCCGCTTGATTTGCAATAGTTCATAAGCTTTTCATTTGCTCGGCCTGCAATAACTGCCTGTGCAAAATCACCGAAACCATTCCATGGGCTTTTTTCTTCTTTAGCCTGAGCGGGAACTTTGATATCCGCTTTTAGCTCGGCTCTGACCTTTTCTTCGACAGCCTTTGTCATTTCTTCGATGTCGAGCTCTTTCGGGGTCGGTTCAGGTGAAACGGTTTCAATGTATTTAACCGCAACGCCTTCGTCGATTAGTGTTTGAGCGTCAGCGTCTGTTTTAGTATCTCTGATGTCGCCTTCTTTTACTTCGCCGTAATCTTTCAAAAATTTTATTAACATAATTCGGTTCCTTAAAAATGTTTACACTTTACCGCCTGCAATCTCCGTCATTACACGACTAATATTTCCGCTTCAGCTAATATCTCCGTCGTTTTATAACTGATTACTCTGGCATTCAATATACGCTTCCTTTAATACGCTTTAATATCCGTATAGCCTCGGCCTCCGGGTCGAATGGCGTTGTTTTCTTCTTCGGCTCTGCTGTCGGGACAAATAACTTGACCAATACCGGCATAGTCTCGATTAGATGTATCGGTTCCCTTATTGGCTCTTTTACTACTTCCACTATTGGCTCTTCGAAGATTGTTACTTCTTCTTCGAGTTCCATTTCATTTTTAGTACCATCTGATAATACTATTGATTTAGTTTTTACCGCAGTAGCCAAGGCCTCGGCATTCGCAGGGACAGGAACAACCGAGTATTCCAGTAACTCCCACTTATCATAAATATAAGTCGCTTCAGCAAGGTCAGGGCGTTTCTTGATATCGTCAGGCTCAGGTCTATGCCCTTTTATCGGCATGAATCCAATTGAAAAAGCATTAAGAAAGCCGCCTTTAAATAATTCATAGACCTCGTTAGCTTTTTCAGTCTCAGCAAACTTAGTCTTTGCGATAATGTCATTACCTTTACGCTTAATCCATAGATTCTTACCGATAGGCGTTTCCCAGCTATTATGAGCCCATAAAACTACAGGATTCTTCTTGTAATTATCCAGCAAGGCCCCTTTGGGTAGTAACACCTCGTTATCTCGGTCAACCCCGCCCGTACTTACAACAGCCGTTACAGTACGCTCGTTGTCGTCAATATCAGCCTTTGCTGCGATATATTGTTTTGTCTTTGGCATCTTTTTTGCTCCTTTTTCTGCCTGCCTCGACCTTTTTGGGCAACTTTATTTTAGTACCGAACAATTTATTTATATATTTAGTTATCATTAAAATTCCTTAACGATCGGAATCAGTGTACATCTGCATTGCGGGTGTAAAGGTGGATGTCTAATCTCTTCATAATCAAAAAGCAATTTACCGCCGCGATTGCCTTCGAATTCACTTCCCATACTAAAATAATTCTCGCCCAGACCCATCGTTTTACCATCCATTTCAGGGCACCACTGACAATTTCTATCGTCTGCAGAAATCAGCCATTCCTTGCCCTCAACGACCCCAGATGTTATATAAGCAACCTCAGCCCCTTCGTTCCATGCCCATATAGTCTCGGTTCTGCTTATGACCGTTGCCCTGGTACGTTTCATGTACTCAAACTCACCAACCAGCCGCTTGCGTATATCTACTGTTGTCTCGTTAGCGTCAAGGCCGCCAGCGATAGTATCCCTAATCTCCTTAGCTGTAGTTGCCGATGTTTGCTTCAATGTGTTCTTACGACTATCGACAGCCCTTAACACGCCAGGTGTCCGGGAATCGATAACCATCGGACTCTCTAATTGTGCCAATACCCTTTTGCCGCCTGTTACAACTGTAGCCTCGATAAACGGTTCCGCCTTTTCGAATAACTGCTTTGCCCATACTTCGCCATCGAACCAGCCACTTACAAGATCGCCGGGTAGCATTTTAACGTTCTTCGTAAACTCGCTATCCCATTTAGCCAGAAAATCGGCCTCAATCTCCCTGAATAGCTCCGTCATTGCTAACTCAAAGCCCTCGTTTACGAAATTGGTCGGATGGCCAACAGGCGGAAATCGTCTCGGAGCTTTAGACTTTGCTTCCTGTGGCTCTATGATCGATTCTGTCGGCTGAGTTCCTAATGGTGCTATATTCATCGATAGTAACGGTATTTCACCCCACATTACCGCCTCTTGTCCGTCTCGCTCCCGCTCCTGGTTAATTGAAGTATATCCGTTCTTGAGATTGCTCTCGCGTTCTTTGATTCTGAACTCTTTATCCTGCGGGACAGGGTTATCGAATGCGACAAACAGAGATCCGCCAACAGATTGCGGATATAATGGCATTAACTGCTCGTTAATCTTCTGTTCTGCCTTACGGAGTCGCGGAAGGATAGTATCTTTCATGTATGAGTAATCACCAGCCTCGGCGTTAGCCCTATTGACATCCTCAGTCGATACCTTACTTAGCGGCACCCCGAAAACGCCGGCAATCTCTTTTAATGTAGCTTTGCGACCCTGTAAAAACGCCATTTCCTTAGGCGATAGGCTTACAGGCTTCAGCTCCGCCCCTCCAGTTAATACCGCCATATTACCAGCGTTTCCAACCCCGCCATGTCGTTTAAACCATGATTTTTTAATCCTTTTCTGCTCTTCTTCGCTCGGAACTACTGTTTCCGGCGGCAAAACAAGTGCTATGTCGGGCCTTGCCCCGTTGCGAAACAGATTCGTCTCGTATGAATTCATACTGTTACTTAAATCTGCCGCTACAACGCACGCCTGCAACGGTGAAAGTCCATAATACGGATCGCTCGGATTAACATATTTGAAATGGATTAGGTCTTCGGGCTCGATCCGATGGATTTCGGTTTTGGATATATAAAACTCGTAATGCGATATAAATTTCTGTTTGTCAGGGATTATCTTGACGTATTGCGGCATTAACGGCCATATTTGCTCAGGTATGCCCAACTGGCTTTTGAGCATGACCCAATAGGCATTCCCTACGAGTTCCTGGGCCAAAAACATCCCTTCGAGCAAATCAAATTGATTCATGTAGTTATTAACACCGGTAAACATATCGAGAAATGGATGGTCGAGTACTTCTTCAACATCAGCCGCCTTCAGTGCGTACTTTTGGATAGTCGGTGATTTTAGGAGGCGTGTTTTCTCGATAGGCTCTAATTGCCTGGTATGAAATATGCTTTTTGACTGACTTGTTGGTTTGCCAGAGTATAGTCTTAAAGGTGTCTGGGCACAACTAATGGCGTTTTTACTTGCACAGGTATATACCCAGCTTGAATATCGCTTAACAAGTTCGCGGTAATCAATCGATGGGTGATATGCTTTATTGGCTTGCCAAGGCAGAATATTCCATCCGCCAATCTGCTCGGCTGATATTTTTCGCCCGACCCAATCCCAAAAACCCATAATACCTCAATATATAGACGCCTCTATATATCAAGGGTATTTACAACCTAAAACTTCTGTTTTATCTTGCAATCCATTGATTGGTCGTAACTTAGCATTTTTGGCGGGGTTGTATTTTTGCCCATATCAGGCATGTCAATCCGCTTTATCAGCCGGCCAACAGCCTGCTGGCTTATGCCCATGAGCAAAGCTGCCTCTGATTGAGTGCAGTCAAAAAAATATATGAAGTTGTACGCTTCTAATTGTCGCTTAGTTACCATCCGTGTTCCCTAAAGGCTTAACAAGTATATTAACCATAACCATAAACAAGCTGAACCAACAAAAATTAAAATACAGAATAGAATACTAAAAAAACTCACTTCGTGAATATTCGTCGTATAGAAATAATCAATACCATACCATAACTCAGAGAATAAGATTATACTGCCTATAACTAATGTTAATATCATTCTACCGCCCTCAACTCCACATCGTTTCTTCGTCGTATTCGTCCTCGTCGTCAACAAAAACAATACTGGCTTTAATCTTGCCAAGCATCTTATCGACGATGTATCTCTCGGCGTCCATTAAGTGATCGCGTATCTTGACCGGCTCATCCAGGACATTCTCATCTTTGTCGACTTTCCACTTGTAGCCGCGTTTTTCGGTTTTCAGGTTTAAGCTGTCAGGGTGTAGTCGCACATCCTGACTCTTAACGGTGTCTATCCCGTGCCGTACCGAGTCCTTGCCCTTCTTGCAAGCGTGAACGTTAAAGCCGGCGTTACGTATCTCCTGAATCCTATCAGGCTCCGCAGAGTCAGCTATTAGCAGCGAGTTCTTGTTAGGAATTAACTCTTTAAGCTTAACGATCACATCCGTATTGGTCAACTTGCTCTCATATATTAACTCACGTTCGTATAATACTTTATCGCGAAAATTAACCTCGATTAACGCGGTAGGATTGTTAAAGCCGAAGTCCAGCCCGTAGACCGTCTCATCGAAATCATCGGGCCACTGATTGCATACCATCCAATTAGAATATATCAGATTTGTCGGCGTAGCCCACTGGCCCAGACGGTAAATTTTGTCGTATTCCTCATCCTGGTCGGCAAGGTTCTCGATCTGCTGGTGTTCCTCAGGTGATAATAGCTTATTGTCTTTGTGGAGAAGGATTAATACGCCAGTATCTTCAGTATCACCGGTATCGGTCGTCTCTTTCAAATGGGCGTTACCAACAGGGTCAACAGGATTAAAAGAATAAAACAACTGGTTTATCCCATTCTCGTTAATCGCCCTGCATCTAAGGTTGAGCTGGATAAGCTCTTTTCTGGTCAGCTCTGTTGTTTCTTCGACCCAAACGTAATTAATCCCCTCCAGTGACTTCTTTTTCTCGATGTTGTCAACGCCGTTAAATGATACAAAATTACCATGCCCCCCTGTTATGAGCAGATCGGTCTTGTTCTCGTTAACTTCAACATCAGACATACCGAGTAATGTATGGAATAGCCTGTAACAACTCGCTTTAACGTCAGGCCGTGTTCTACGCAAGACCAGTGTGCCAATATTCTTCTCCTTCGCAAACTTCTCAGTCAGTAAATATTGAGCTATAACCCAACTCTTTCCGCTACCAGCCCCACCGAACATATAATTAAACCGCTTATCTCGATTAGCTAATAGCCAGCGATAAGGTTTCCCGTTTACCTTCATTAATTCCCCATATACTTATAAATAAGATATAATAGACATGGTAGGGCGGCAATTAAACAAAGGCCGCAGTTATTTTCGAGCCATAAATACATTATCCACCTCATCTGTGTTATTATGACAACAAGACGACGCCTCTTCAGGTGCATCCATTAAGCATTTGAGCTTTTTTAACGCCTCTAACTCGGTCAGTGTTAGCTCTTTTTGGGTTTTGCGACGTTCACAACCACACATAATGCAGCGGAATAGATATGTATATTCATACGGCATTATATATTCACCTTTAACGAACCCAAAATCATGCCCTGTTATTTCGCAGCGAATCTGCTTAGTCTTTTCCACTGATTTCCATATATCAAACAAGCACTCGCCCCGCTTCGTTACAAATTGGCCTTTAACATTCCAAAAAACTCTTTCCATTTTCTTCCTTTCAGTCTACATATTCTATTATTATTCGATTAACCTTACCCTTACTACCGTCATCATCGCCGGTTATCTCTCTCTCTAAATGCACTCCTGCTTCAATGGCCCTGATTGCGTCCGAAGGCTTCTTTATAGATTTGGAGTTGTTAAGCTTCTCCGCTCCCCGGGCCTGTAGTAGCTGACTCATCTTTATATGCCGAATCTTTCTTTTTACGTCCTCCCCGTCGTTTTTCCGCCGCACTTCTACTCTTACCTTTTCTTTTCGTTCATCCCATTTGTCTTTCAGGCGGTATTTCCGACAAACTCCAGCTGATACGTCACATGCTTTTGCAACGACCGTTACAAAGCCTACTTTCAGCCATGTTTCGTATAACTCTTCGCGTTTTTCTATTGTAAGTGGGTTAGGCATAAGTAGTTAGCTTTTTCGTACCCCATATAGTATTACTCTTAATTCTTCAACGAGTACATCTAAAGCCCTTATTATATTTTGTACTTGCCCGTACCGCTTTATATTACCAAACGCCTGGACGAGTTCGCATGCCTTTTTTATGAGCTGGTTAATCTTGTTTTGGTGCTCACTTTCTACTTCTGTTTCGGTAGGGGATTCTATTAACTCCACGTGCATACGTGATATTTCCCCTTCAAGTATTTCGATTGCAGTACGATGCTCGGCCTCCATTTTGTTGTATTCGGCGACTAGGTGTAGATATGCCTGTTTATATGTTAGCTTTTCCCCCTGATCCGTGATTACTTTGCCGTCCTTAATTTTCCACATGTTCAACTCCTTTTCCGTAGTATACATTAGTTTATTTATTTGTCAAGTGTTATTTCAACCAAAAACACTCCACAGGCACACAATTATTGTCGTATTTCTGTAATTCAAATTATACATAGTTTTTTTTGCGCCTCCTGATTAAGTTAGTTTTTTACGGGTTCGCCTGTGGAGCGTTAGTAATTTGTAGTATTTTTCTCCGTGCCTGCTGACTATATAACATTCATGGCATTTTTTGCTTTCGCCTTGCAGCTGGCAAAATATCTGTCTGTTAGGATGTTTTTCGCAGTATTTCATCTTTAATGTCCCTATGTATTTCGTGCTTATAGTTTATTGTGTTATCACATTCGCAAAAAGGGCATGGTTTTGATTTTACTGTTCCAAAATACGCTAAATTACAGTCTAAGCAGAATTGTGAATAATATATACTTGTGTTTATTATCTGGTATTCCATTACGTTTTATTCGCCTCCCGGTGCTTGGTTTAATTGTTTGATTCCCATTGCTAACGGATGAGGTTCGTCTCGCTTATATACTAAACCACAATACGTACATTCTCTAATTGACCCTAATTCGCTTTGTAATGATTCTATACAGTATCTATCACACAATGTATAGAATCGTCCGCCTGTCTTTGTATTATATACGAACATAAATATTCGCTTCCTTTATTATTTTTGCTTTTTTTTCCGTATTTGACAATTTCGTGATAGTCAGGCTTAGTTAGCACGCCCTTGCACGCTCTGGCGAGGTCGTTATCACTAAATTGCATTATGAAAGCCTCGCTGAATGATATTGATTTCCTACCGTTTTTGAATCTGCCTCTGCTTACTCGCCACATTTTTTATCCTCCAATAATTTGTTTGTGCACTGCGTACAATTAGCCCTTAGATCAGGATGGTTAAAGCACTGAGTACATTTGTCTTTGTCTGGGTACATAACATACTTACCCTCTGCCTCGTGTATGCCTCTGAATTTTATCTCTGACATTTTACGCTCCTTTTATTGTGTCGCTGTAATAAATAGCTACAGCCAACGCTGACCATATATCTTTTCTGACCCCGTACAAAGGCCCCTGTTTCTTTTTTGTGCCAACCTGCGGGCATTTACCGCCGCCTACTGGAGGATAGCGGTCTATTATTGCTTGCCTAATATTGGAATCTTTTGCCCGCATAGAATTGCACAGGTGCATTTTGACATCTTTGCGATAGGCAAACGTGTGCTCTCCCTGCTTAGCTTCGATAAAACGCCCTATCCAAACACACGTTTCAAATACCGTTTTTCCAACAGGCATACCATAGCAAGCAATCATTTCGATCACCAAACAAGCTCCGTGGATCGAACTTATAATTGACAACATGTCCTCATTTTTGTATAGGCCAAACTCTACCACATTACGCATTTCGCGTATATCTTGCAAGTCTATCAAGCAAGTTTCATATACAACATAAGCACTCTTTTCAGTTCCAGGGTCAATCGCTAAGATTCGCATTTATTCGCTCCTTCGCCAATTTTAATAAGTATTCTTTGTCATATTTATTTGCTTCTGCCCTGTCGTGGTCTTTTCTGCACAAGGCTATTAGGTTCCAATTGTCATCTTTTTTTTTGACCCACCCATTCCGCGCTGGTTTATATGGTGAATGTCAACAGCCACACAACCACAGCCATGTATCTCACATATTATTGTATCACAAAACGAATAGTTGTTTTCATTAAAGTATATTTTTACGTGGTTTTTCATTACTTACCGCCTTTCAAGGCTATTCCAGTAATTCCATTATCTTATATCCAGCTTCGCGTAAGGGTTCGGTTCCAATAATACCCCACACGTCGTCCTCGAATTCCTTCAGCCTCTTGTTCTCGGCTTGGAGCTGCTTGATTTTGGCTTGGGCTTCAGGTGGTATCAAAGCAACTTTGATTTTCTTGTGCAAAACAACATCTTCGTCAAGTAACTCATCGACTATTTCATGGTATCGTTTGCAAACTTCTGTTTCAACTTTTGGGTTTCTACAGTTACCACTCATTCTACTCACCGCCTTTATGGGGTGGTACACGTTGTACCCCTCCTTCCGGGGCTTGCGCACCGTTTTTTGCCTTAGTGTAAAGTCCTAGTTTCAAAATATCTTTCAGGGAAGCAATGTTATCAAATCGTACATTTGCGTAGATTGTCCCGACAATTTCGCAGTTATTGACAATGGTTTCTGGTGTTGCATTAAAGTAACTGGAATCTTCTGTTCTAAAATGCCAGTCATAGGGAAATCTTATTTCTATAATTTCACCTTTTTTGATGAAAACTCGTCGATGTATTGTGTGATGTGTACCCGTTGTTATAAAGTTATCCCCCGTAACTTTATATAATTGCCCAACTTCAATCTTTCTCATTTTGCTCTCCTTAATGAATTATTCATGCTAATCTTCAAAAAACATCATCTGGTTATCGTCCTTTTTAACGCCTGGCGCATCTCTATCTAACCACCATTGCCAGTATTCTTCGGGATCGTTAAACGTAAACCGCTTATCTTTAGTGGGTTTCCACGTAGCTTTAATTGCTTTTTCCCACGACCTCGCTATTCTGGGCCAGCGATCCATTTGCCTTTGAACATCCCTTGACATAGGACAGAGTACGCAGCCAAGTCTTTTGAATCCTTCATCGTATAACTTGCAATAATCAATTTTGGTTTTCCTTATTTTTCCCCAGACATCTTGCGTTGACCAGTCAATAATGACATTCAAGAACCGTTTACTCTTTTGGCGGTAACAACTCTCGACCATTTTGCGTTTACTCCGCCGCGCGGATTCGCCCCACCGAACACCGGTTACCACGATTCGATTTGCCCCACCACCCTCTTTCAGGACTTCGCAGCAATATCTCGCGTTACGCCTTGGCGGCATGCCTTTTTTTCGAATCAATTGCCACATCGTCAATTTTGGTTTATCGATTATTACATCTTCTTGCTTGCGTACATGATAAACTACCTCTGGCGGATCGCAAGTAGTAAGGTGATGATGAGCAGTGTACTTAACTCCCGATTTGCGTACTAAATTTAAAATAACATCGGAATCTTTGCCGCCAGAATAAGCCACGTAATACCCATCAGGGTTTTTGGCAAGAGCATTATCCTCAAAAGTTTTAAGCCTCTCGATTGCTATTTGGTCCAAGTTTCCGAATAAATTATTCACTTCATCCTCTTATTAAATGCCTGCTGCACAAGATCGCTTCTTTGCCTTCTGTTTCAATACCATTTCTTCGAGTTGTCCTAATTCCAGCCTGTTTTTGGGCACCGTTTTGCCGGTATATGTAACAAACGGGGGGGCTGCCGAAAG